TTTATTTTCTTGATAGTTAATCCCATAAAAACTATGTACACCGTTACCATCAGTAACCGCAACCGCACTTGACTTCCACCCATACGGATGGCTTTCAAGGTCTTTCCAAGCTACGTCCAAATGATATTTGTCACTTAATACTGGTGCTTTTATTTCATTACCTTCTGCATCGTATTCGCCTTGCTCTAAAACTATATGGCCAAGTTTTACAATAGCGTGTCCGTAAGTAGCATTGCCCTCATCATCTACCCCTAACGCAGTTATTTTAGCGTCAGAAGTAGACTTGTCTTTAAAGGCATATTTACCAATCTTAATCATCTTCTTTTTTTAGTGTTTCATTGAGTATATTTACAATCTCTTGCGCTTGTGCTAATACTGCAATAGGAAGCGTGTTAATGACTTGATTTACTCGTGCGATTTGTTCTTTAGTAATTTCCATAGTTGTGTTTTATGTAAATATACAAATTATCCTTTTAACAACTCTACTTCTTCTTTTAACTCTTGTATTGCTTTAACTAATATCGGCACAAGTTTACCGTAACTTAATTCAAGTTTATCTTCGTTTTCAGCATAAACTAATCTTAAAGTATCGTTGTCTAATTCTCTAACTTCTTGTGCTATAAAACCAAAGTCTTTTTTCCCTTTGTTAGCTGAATAAAATTCTATTTCTTCAACTGTATCATCATCATTTACTAAATTTTTTATTTCTGGTCTATTATCCCAAACAAACTCTCTTGGTTGTAAAGCATCAATAAAAGCTAATCCGTATTCTAAATCTTTAATTTCTGATTTATCTCTTTCGTCTGAAAGTGAAGTTATTGAAGTAACTGCACAACGTAAAGATGTTATATTTGAATCGCCTAAAGTTATTTCATTTGAAACAGTTGCACTTGAAGGAGTTGAACTACTACCAATAGCAATATTATTACTACCAGTTGTCGCTGTATCTCCAGCATTATTACCTATGTAAGTATTACTTCCACCAGTAGTTAAATCAGAACCAGCTGTTCTTCCAACACAAGTATTATTATCCGCACCAGTTCCTAAACTAAAACCCATAGACCTCCAACCAATAGATACGTTACCAGTACAAGAGTTTGGAGTAGAACTTGCACCTAATGACCGACCACCAATAGCTACGTTTGTATTTCCAGAATTAGTCAATGTGCTACCAGCTTGACTACCTATATAAACAGCTTCTATATTACTTGTAGTTGTTGTAGATTTACCAGCTTGATAACCTATAAAAACACCTTTACTTCCAATAGTCATTGCTGCTCCAGCTTCAAAACCTATCATAACGTGCCTTCCACCACTTGTTAAACCAAGACCAGCATCATTACCAATTATAGTATTTTCAATGCCAGTAGTTAATGCTGGTGCGGAATCAATACCTAACGTTGTATTACCTTGAGGATTACCACTTAAACCGCTTGGCACTTCGCCAACGTATAAACTATCTGTATCAACTAAACAATCAGAAAGACCATTTAAGTCTGAAGCACCACCGCCACCACCTAAATTCGATGGGTCAATACGGACGTTATCCGTACCATCATAACCAACCAAGAAATCAACATTTGCTGGGTCAGTTTTTACTGTAAATTCACTAAATTTTTTATTTGCCATTTTTTTAAATTTATTCTATTATTATATATTCGTTTTGTTCTGTTTGTAAAAAGTCTCCATTCTCTGCTAATATCTCAAAGAAAGGTGTTGGTGTAGGGTCTGTATAAGGATAGTAAATGTTTCCCCATCCGCTTACTGTTGGATTACCCCACCAAGTTGTTTCGTATATTTTTCCCCAGCTCATTATATTGTTGTTAGTGTTATTGCTTCCGCTTCTGTTAATACTCTATCGTAAACTCTTGTATCGTATACTTTACCCTCGAAATGATTTGAAACATTTGTATTGTTGCTAAAGTTAAGTCTATCCATTCCACTTGGAACAGTAGCACTTGTATCACTACCGACTAAAGCACCATTAATAAAAAACTTGTATTCATTTTCTTTAAAAGTAACTGCTATTTTATTTCTTTGGTCAAAATTCAAGTTTAAATAACTATCTACTCCACCACTTGATAAAACCCTAACTTGTGTGCCATAATTTTGAAACATAAGCGCAAGTCTATTGCTAACACTCCCATCACTTAAATTTATTATAGTAAAATTTCCACTATTATAAACATAGCTATCAACAAAAAATGTTCCCTCTGTAATATCAAACAAATCAGCATCGCCACCGTTAAAACATTCGTCTTTTAATCTTGTTACACCATTAATATCATCTGCGTTTTTAATATAACTTGTAGCGTAACCACCAGCTTCCATCTGCGCACCCCATATAAATATACTTCCAGCTTGTGTTAAAGATATTTGAACACCAGTTGAACCTAGTAAAGGATTTGGCGAAGTAGCGGTCATTTTTAACCTATACCAACCACCATCTAATTTATCAAAACTTGCGGTAGCAAGGCTAGTAGAAATTGTTTCTGTAGCCATATCAAATATAACCGTTCCATAAAAGTATCTTGAGCTAGATATTGTATCATACAAATCAATTTTACAAACACTTGTTGCATCTGATTTTACAAAAAGAGAGTAAGTGTATTCTGTGTTTGCTGTTATTGTAAGAAAACCACCTAATAAACCGACAGTCGATGTGGTTTCTAATTTATATGCAGTTAGTTCCCCATTTGGACAAATGCTACTATTTGCAGTTATAGTTGAAGAAGATGGTGTCCAAGCAGCACCGCTAAAGTTTTCGCTATACGCTTGTAAGTTTGTGCGTTGTGGTTCAAGTAAGAGTGAAGGACAATCGCTATTTAACCAATCTAATCTTGGTGTATCATTAACAACTTCTTCAATAAGACCATCCTTGCGTACTCTTGTTGCGCTACCATTACGTTCGTAATCAAAATCGCCATCTGCATTATTCGGTAAAATAGAATATACAGTAGCAGTCTTATATCCGCTTGGTATTAATGCTAGTTTAGGATTTGTCATTTCTTCTCTTTAAATTCTTTGTAAAACCTTTTTGCTTCTTTTTCGCTTTTGCTCTCTATGTACTGCTTTAGCTTGTTAAGGTTTATTTCTTTTACTTTATACTTCATAAAACCCATCCGTTAAACGTTGTATCTGTATCTGGGCTTATATCCTCGTTAGTGTTGCTTAAATACTCTGGGAATAAGTTATTGTTAAAACATAAATAGTCTACTAATCGTGTTGAGTAGTAGTTTGCGTATTCCCTTGCTTTTCCAACTAAATAATCCACCTCGTTCTTGTCTACGTTCTGTGCTGTTTCGCTACTGTGTTTAAGTACAGATTTGTTTGTAATCGTGTATGCTGCAAATGGTATATAATTCATCTGCGCAAACCAAATTAATGTTGGCTGAACGTATGTGTTTACCAATGTCAAATAATCGCCACTTAAACTGTCTGCTATAATGTCAGCACTAATCTTGTTGTATAAGTCTGTACCTAATAAATTCTGTATGTCTATTTGTTGCGCCACCTTCACAAACTGTAGCATCTTGTCAATGTCTACATTACCATCAATGATGGAGTTTTTCTTAAGGTCTGTTGTGCTTATAAATAATGCTGTTGCCATTAGTTTCTAAATTTCATTTTGTTCCAATACTCTGCTGTATAGCCCTTATACTTCATATCCTTTGGTGCAACTGGTACTTTCTGTGCATTAGCCTCTGGCTTAAACCCTCTTTTCCTTGCCTCTGTTGTACTTATAGCATCGCCTAACCCTTTAGCACCATCTTTGCGTACATAAGTCTTTCTGAACCATTTATGGCTACATCTTGCACCGCCCTTGTAAAGCCAGATACTGTAAGTATCACTACCGCCTTTTCCAAACCCAGCATTAACCGCTTTGTTTTCCATAGCTACTATGTCCTCTTTTCTGTAAACCTTTTTAGCACTTACCATTTTAGAACAAAACTGTCTTGATGTTGCTTTTGTTCTTTCTGGTGCATACATATACCTTACAAGAAACTCATTGCCTTCTTCTTTTGTTTGCTTACTTGTGCCATCTTGCTCACTCTCTTTATAAGGCTTTGCGCTACCAGTACTTACAAACTCCCAAATCTTTGATAGTAAACTTTTGTCTTTAGGCTTGTTAAGGTCTGTTATTACCTCATCTAACCCTTGTTCTTCATCATAGTCTACTTCTCTTTCGTCTATTACTTCAAACTCCTCTAATAGTTCTGTTTCGTCTTGCCCTAAATCTA